AAATGGGATGAGTATTGTATTCATTGGGTTACCGAAGGCAAGGCAAAAGATAAAGATAATTTTGTCGATTATATCATTGGTTTTATCGAAGTTTATAGTGATCCTATTGGTATGACTGGTACATTTGAATCAGTCGTCCAGATTATCGATGTCGAGGCGACAAATCAGATGAAAGTCTTGCAAAAGAATGCTCAATATTTCGAAGATAATAGTCCTATTCAAAAAGAACATAAAAAAGAAAATGTCGTCGGAATAACATTCAATTTCGTTAATGTTGCTAGTACAGGTGGTGATAATAGTCCCGCCTCTGCTATCGGTATTAATCTTCCTAACTCAGACTGGATCAGAACCGAATATGGTTCAAAGAGTGTTACTCTTGCCAATATAAGCAAAGCTGGTGCTTCTACCTTAAAGGATGAGTTCTGTCATTCAAGTCTTATTTATGAGAGAGAACAGAAATATGGTGAGGCTGCCGATCTTTTACATACATCACTGCATGAAGTTATTGGTCATGGATCTGGTAAATTAGAGTTAAATGTAAATGCAGAGGCATTACAGCAATATTATTCGACAATCGAGGAGGGTAGAGCGGATTTAGTTGCATTATACTATATGATGGATCCAAATTTGGTCCAGCTCGGTTTAATGGAGAATATGGATCTGGGTAAGAGTGCCTATGATGATTATATTACGAATGGTCTTTTAATACAGTTAAGAAGGCTTAAATTGGGAGATAAGATAGAGGAAGCGCATATGAGAAACCGTCATTGGGTCTCTTCTTGGGTCTATGAAAAAGGTAAGGGTTTAGGTGTTATCGATAAAGTTAAGAAGGATAATAAGACGTATTTTGTGATTAATTCATATGAAAAGTTAAGAGAATTATTTGGGCAGCTGTTAAGGGAGGTGCAGAGAATTAAGAGTCAGGGTGATTTTAAAGCAGCGCAAGAGTTAGTCGAAACTTATGGAGTAAATGTTGATAGAGAATTGCATGAGGAAGTCTTAGATCGAATTAAGAATTTGCCAGTGCCACCAAGTCCTTATAAAGGATATGTGCAAGCAATGTATAAGATTAAGAAGGATGAAAAAGATAATGAAATAGTTGATATATTGTTAGATAATGTGAATATTGGATTCATGGAACAGATGATGTATTTCTGCGAGCATTACAGCTTTTTATAATTTTTTTAACTGTTTATTATGTTACTACTTTCTTTGCTTTTAAAAAAATGAAGAAGTTCTGTTTTCTACAGCTATTGTTATTATATAGTAACAATAATAGAAAGATATAAAAATGGATTATGATAGTGATGTCAGTGATAGTTGCTTTAATAATTGTTATGATATTGAAGATGATGTCTATGATGATAAATATACAAAAGCTATTCGAAATGGTGATTTATCTGAAGTTGAATATCTTGCAAAAATATTTTACAGTGATATATCACCATACGATGATATGTCAATGAGAATTGCTGCAAAATGTGGTCATCTAACAATTGTAAAATATCTGTCTACATTATCAGAAGTTGATGTAACATCAAAAAAAAATAAGTCATTTAGATTGGCAGCAGAATACGGGCATCTATCAATTGTTCAATTTTTATCAACTTTAGCAGGAGTTGATGCATCAGCCTGCGAAAATTATGCAATACGAATTGCTGCAAAAAGAGGTCATCTATCAATTGTACAATTTCTTTCTACATTACCAGAAGTTGATGTATCAGCTAATGACAATGATGCAATTGTATTTGCTGCAAAGAAAGGTCATTTGTCAATTGTTCAATTTCTTTCTACTTTTCCTAATGTAAAAAAAGAGTTAAATTTAGCACTTACATTCGCTGCTGAAAACAATCATTTATCAGTTGTAAAGTTTCTATCTACTTTACCTGGTGTTAGTGCAGCAGATGACAATAATGAAGCTATTAAAGTTACAGCAGAATGTGGTTATTTATCAGTAGTGCAATTTCTTTCCACTTTACCAAATGTTGATGCATCGGTTGATAATAATTATGCAATTATAATGGCAGCAAAAAATAATCATTTATCAATAGTACAATTTCTTTCTACTTTACCAAATGTTGATGCATCAGCTGCAATTAGATATGCTGCAAAAAAAGGTCATTTATCGATCATAAAATTTTTGTTAACTTTACCAGGTATTGATTTATCAGACAATAATCAAGCTATTATATTTGCAGCAGATGAGGGTCACTTGTCAGTTGTAAACTTTCTTTCTACTTTACCAGGGGCTAATGTTTCTGATGATGACAATTCTGCAATTAAATATGCAATGGAAGAAGGTCATTTTTCGATAGTGGCAATGTTATTATATTATGAACCTCAAGTTAAGCTAACCTTACCTAAATTTATTTATTCAGACTTCCATAAAAATATTTTAAGATTAATAACAAATACTGTTCATAAGGTTGCAATAAGCCTAACAGAATTACCCACTCCTCTTATTATTGATATAATTGATGCATCAAATGATATAGCATTATATGTACTATATCATATTAAATGGAATATGGTCGTAAAGATAAAACACTTAAAACCACCTAATTATTCTCAGTAATCATATTATTTTATGTTTTTTTGTTCATAACTTTGACTTTAACAATTTCTTTTAAAATTTTAAGCAAAGAATGTAGATGGAACTGGTCTATTTCTGCAAATAATTAAATTACCATTCTCATCTCTTACATCATTTGAGCAATTATTTCTATTATTTAAGCACCGATTATTTGCACCATTTCGTCGTGTAATTGCTGGATTACGAATACGTCCTCTTCTATTAAGGACTATTCCACTACCTGCAGATACTCTGACTCTCATATTCTTTATTATTTAAGATGATATTTTAATAAGGTTATTTTTTAATTTATGAATAAAATCAGCAATAATACTATCGATCTTGTAGAAATCTTTATATGAAATTATTAACAATCGATCAGAATTACCACTATTTTCCCAATATTCTACTTTAATCTTATCCCTTGCTTGCCGCTCTATAAACCCTTTTTCACCACCAAAATACTCAACTATCTCATAATGTTGAATACCATGATATTCAATTGCAGCATTATACTCATCTAAATAGAAATCAAATGGTAATGGTAATATATTCTTACAATTTGGGAATCTATATTGAGATTTATAACTTACATTTCGAAGTTCTAAAATGGTAGCAACCTTTCTCTCACCAATCGACATTGGATCATAGCATTTAGGACATCTTCCACCACATTTAAACAAGAAATAAGATTTACTATATTCATTCATGCAGTTATTACATTCAATTCGTAAGATAGAATCATAATTATCATATTCATTTGCATATGACAAACATTTTTCACCAGTTTCCTCAATAGTCTTAATTACAGTATCAAATGATAGTTTAAATTTTTTTGCTGTCTCCTTTGCAACACAGTCGCGATGTCTAGATCCATCAATAAAATGATGTCCTTTCATTTCATAATCAACACTGCATATTCCACATTTTAATTGTACTTTATGATTAACTGTTTGAAATTTACCTACTAATTCATCTCCACCATAATGAACTAATTCTTTAAATTCTGCTTCTGTATATTGATGATCCCTTAAACATTTACACCTATTTCCTTGATAAAAATAATATTGCCAAGATCTTGTATAATTTTCATGACAGACACCACATTCAATATCCAATAATTTGGTAGTACTTACATATTCTGTAGATTTAAGTATATCACCAACATCAGCTATAATCCGTTTTACCAAATCGAATGAATAGGTTTTACGACCAGTCTTTCTACATTCGCATCTTTTTCTTTTATTTACATAATAATTAAAGTTTGTGTTATAAACTTTTTTGCATTTTCCGCATAATATATCTAAATTTGTGCCTGCTCCTTCATAAGAGGTAGACACACAAGTATCGCTTGTATCAATAATATTTTTTGCCTTAACAGAATTAGGACATGTAGCAGAATCACATTCACTATGATCATTATCTTCACACATTATTTTAGTTAAAGATTTCAGAAATTCTGGTATTTTTCCACCATAGTCATCTTTACTATTATCCTTTATATATGATTTCACATAAGTAATATCATGTTTATAGGTTGGGTTTTCTATCTGTCTTTGTATCCTCTTTTTTTCTATTTGACATTTGCAATTGCATTTTCCATTCTTAAAATTAGATATAGAAGCATTATAATTAGTTTTGCAATGATGACATTCAATACTTAGCATAGTTTTCATATTTTTGACATATGTATTTATTAATTTATCATCCCTTAACCCTTTCACAAGTTTCTCAAGTTCATCAAAAGATATCTTAACCGGCATTTAATGATTTTAATATTTTTCCTTGAATTTTAGAAAATCAGAACAATAATTTGCATCATCAATTTTTTAAATAAGGATAATTTATTTTAATAAAATTTTATTTTTATATATATGCAATGTTATTATGAAAAAATTAAATATCATCTTATTTTGGTTTTGCTAATAATATTTCATATTATTTTTATATATGCAATGTTATTATATGAAAAAATTAAATATCATCTTATTTTGGTTTTGCTAATAATATTTCACCCGTCAAAATGATTGATTCTTTGAAAGGCTCTTTAAATGTTGTTCCATTCTACTTTTACGCTTTCTTTCAGCAGCCTTTGCTCGTTTTATGATTAATTTTTCTTGCATAATCATCTCTTTCTTTTTTTGTTGTTCTACAGTATTTGATTGTTTTTTCCGTCTTTCTTTCATTAAAGAATTAATATGAATCCTTCTTTTTTCTTCATCTTGTGCGAATGTGTATATATCTTCTATTAGTTTACTATATTTGATCGGATCTAAATTATATAATTGTATGATTTCTTCTTTATTTTTTGGTAATTTTGTTTGTGGTTTGATTTTATTTATTGTTAGTTTAATCTTAGTTTTACCATTAGAATCAGTTACAATTTGTTTTTCGTTATTATAAACCTTCTTTTCTGATTGAAATTCTATTCCATTTTCATTTAAAAGTTGTTTAACTATATTAATATAGCTTTTATTCTTCTTTCTAAGATTATCTTTAATTATAGCTTTTGCTTTCCTATCTTCTTCTATTTGATTTAAGTTTATAGTTTCAAGATTAATTTGCTTTTCTTGATATTCCAAATCTACTTTAATAGATAAATTAGAATCATCATTTGATATTCTATTTGAACTAAGTAAATGATTATATCTCTTTATTGCAATAAATTGTTTCCACCATTCAAAAATTTCGTCAACAGTTAATAATCGTGATATATATTGTTTTTGTACTTCTTCATATGATAACTTATCTAGTGATGCTAATACATTTGTATCAGCAAATAATTTTTTTGATTCTGGATATAAAAAGCTAAAATATACACCTTTTGGATTAGTTTCAACAAGATCTTTGGGTAATTCTAGCATAGAAATTGTTTTACGCATGATGTAACTCTTTCTATATCCTGATATATCATATCCACATTGAATTAAATATTGTTTTGCTAGGTCGTATGTATTACCATTAACTCCATATGAAATATAAGATCCTGTTGTGTTTCCAAGGTAATTTAATTCTACTACATTTTTTTGTGTTTTAAAACAATCATTATGATCAAAATTAGGTAATTGATTTTTGGGAATTTTACATTTATTATACATAACTCCTCTGCCATTAAGAGATGTCGTTGTAAATCCTAAAGGTAATTTTCCTTCTGAATTTGTTTTTGATAAGTGTAAATATATTTTTTCAGAAACCTCTCTTGAATGCATAAGACAAGCTAATAATTTTCCAGCATTATAATTATAACTAAAAGGTGGTAATGGAACACACGTACTAATATTATATATATATTTTAATCCCATATCTTTGTGATCTTTATCTGAAAATCCAACAAATGTGTCACGTAGTGGAAGTGCATAATAATCTGAGCTAAGACTGCAAATACCTAAATATTTCTGACTATAATTATCTTTAATTAAGATAAAATGACGTCTACCAACTAAGTTACTATTAGATTTGTGCATCATACTGGATATATTTATTTTGTACCAATTCCATATATCCATTAAATGTGGCTCTGTCCCCACGAATATTATTTCTGGCTTTATTTTGTGAAAATCATCGAAGGATTCATTCCATATTTGTTTAATATAAAAATCATCACTATTGTTAAATCGTTTAGTACTATCATTTTTACTTGATTCATTGCTTGACAAAAGCAATAACAATTTGTTATGCAAACTATGAATAGATGGAAAGTCTGGTTGAATATATTTATTGTTTATAATTTTTAAACAGTGGGACATCATATCAGTTTGTTTATTAATAAAAGGGCCTAAGTTATTAGCCATATTTTTGGTATAAAAATAGCAATCTTTTAAAAAATTTCTCGTAGTTAATGTATTTTTCATAGTCATACAAACATTGCAGATACCTGCTACATTATTAATAGTTAAATCACCAAGTTCATCAATTATAAATGTTGATTTGGATATTGACTTACAAAAACAACATGATAATTTATTTATTATGTAAAACTCAGATAATGTAATATTGCATTTTTTATTAAGGATAACTGCATTATCTATAAATTTGTTATATTCTTTTATAATACTATTATGTAATCTATTTGAATTGTCTAAATCTACACATATACCAGTTGCATTTATATTCATGTTACTAATGATGTTATTATCATTTGGATTAGATACTGGATTGATTGCTGTTTGCGTAACTGGTAAATTTTTATCTGCTTGTGATAAAATAATTGGTAAATTTTTATCTGCTAAATCATTCGATAAAATAACTGGTTTTAAAATTTTTGTTAACACTGGTATTATCAACTGTTGACTTCTATCTGCTGGTTGTGATTTGCATTTTTTGATCTTCTTCTCGTTTTCTCTAGCTTGTTCTAAATGATATAAACATCTGGTATAATCTTTGTAAACTTCTTCTATACAACCAAATCTACTACATCTAATAAAATCTGGTGGTTTAGTAACTAAGATAGCTTGATTACCATGTTTTAGACAAAAACCATTATTAGAAGCAACATTAGAACATGTCTTTCCCTTATTGCATCCTTGTTCTATAACAGCTTTACATTTTGTAGTTTCGACACTGTCTTTTTCCTTTTTCTGTCTAAATTCTATGAGTTTGTTATGACACTTAAGACATTGGTTTTCGTATTGCACAGATAAGTCTAATTCTTTTCTGCATCCACGGCAAAAAAATTTTCCATTTTTCTTTGCATTTATATCCTTTAAATCATTCTCACACTTAAGACATAAATTATAATTTTTACGACTTTTCATTGGTTTGCTGCATAGTGTATTAGTACAAAATTCAGGCATTAATATTGTTAAAAAGATATTTATCTTAGTGTAAGATAATATAAATAACTATCATTTTTTTCCTAAAAGATAATGATCCGTTCATAATTGTCGAATGATTAAAATTACCCAAGAACCAAATTTAATATTAAATATTAAATCAAAATCCTTTTATGTCACACTAAAAAATGTTAATATAGTAAATACATTAATAAAATGTCACACTAAAAAATGTTATTGCTATCAATCATACAAAGTATAGAAAAATGTTATTATAAATTACAAAAATGTTTATTATTCTATAATATTGTTTTCAAAATCTATAATAAACATTTTATTTTTAAGATTAAACCGTTAAAATATTTTTATTTATATTAATTTTTAATATTTTTAATATTAAATTTAGCTAATATTAAGGTTATCTCAAACAAAAAAAAATGTATGATGATTATATAATATAATACTTTACTACAATGTCAGGAGGATTAATGCAGTTGGTTGCCTACGGAGCCCAGGATATCTATTTAACAGGTAATCCACAGATCACTTACTTTAAAGTTGTGTACAGACGTCACACAAACTTCGCCATTGAGTCGATCGAACAAACATTTAACGGTGTTGGTGATTTTGCTCGTAAGGTTACGGTTACAGTTGCCAGAAACGGCGATCTTATCTGGAAGGCTTACGTCCAGGTTAAACTTCCACGTGTCGAGACTAACGGATGCTCATTCCGCTGGGTCGATGATGTTGGTCACCACTTAATCAAGTGTGTTGAAATTGAAATCGGTGGTCAGCGCATCGACCGTCAGTTCGGTGAATGGCTCCAGATCTGGAACGATCTTACCATTCCCGCCGGTCAGCGTCGTGGTTACCAAAAGATGATTGGTGGATCCGTCCGTGGTGAAGGCCAGCTCCCTGGCAGCTTACAGCAATGGTCACCTGCCACCCGTCTCTCGCGTGTTCTTTACATTCCCCTCCAGTTCTGGTTTAACAGAAACATTGGTCTTGCCCTTCCTTTAATCGCCCTTCAGTACCACGAAGTCAAGATTAACGTTGAATTCCGCCCTGCCTGCGAGCTTGTTATCACCGCCAACCCTGCTCTCACCAACCTCTGCTTAGATGCCGCAACCATGTACATTGACTACATCTATTTAGATACTGATGAACGCAGACGCTTCGCCCAGGTCTCGCACGAATACCTCATTGAACAGCTCCAGTTCACTGGTGAGGAATCTATTTGCAACAATGCCAACAAGTTCCGTCTTAACTTTAACCACCCAGTCAAGGAACTCATCTGGGTTATCCAGCACGATGATTTAATCTGCCACAGTGACGTTAACGATCTTGAAGGTGTTCTTGCCAACAACCAGTGGTCGAACTTTACCGATGTTCTCGGCTCGCTCACCTATGACCACGCCTTCCCACTCCTTTCGGGCAACCCTGTTGAATTCGCCAAGCTCCAGCTCAACGGACACGACCGATTCTCAACTCGTCTTGGTGACTACTTTAACTTAGTTCAGCCTTACCAGCACCACACCAACATCCCATTATCGCCTGGTATCAACGTTTACTCGTTCGCTATCAGACCCGAAGAGCACCAGCCATCTGGTTCATGCAACTTTTCGCGTATCGATAATGCCACCCTCCAGATCACCGTTAAATACTGCAACACTCTCTTAGAGGACTGCACTGTTGACACCACTGGTCTTCCAGCCTCGTTCGTCGAAGAGATCGAACCATTCTTAGGCTGCAGTTTAGAGGGATGCAACTTAGATGCCAAGTTCCGCATCTATGCGGTCAATTACAATGTACTTAGAATTATGAGCGGCATTAAAACGAATCAAAATGATTCCAACCTGTGCCCAACAGTTAGCTGCCATTAGGTTTCATTATCACCTAATTGGATAAACAGTGTAAATAATGAACTTCGCTCCTTTCTTTCCTAGATAAAAGAAGAGTGAAGTATATAACTAACTAGTCTTACTTTAAAAAGTAAGGCAACAATCCCAAATTGCGGGAACCTCCTTAAGATTTTGCTACTACTTATGAGATTACGAAAGACTCATAATATCCGGGGTAATGACCTAGGACATAGTAAAAACGCAAAATATTGGAAAATCCGCAGCCAAGCTCCTAAAACCGCGTCTTATCTATGGATAAGACAATTCAGGTCAAGGAGAAGGTTCAGAGACTAGATGAGATTGGGTCGGAGGAAATTAGAAACTTCCTATGATGGCTTAAGGTATAGTCCGGCTTCTAACGAAAGTTAGAGGATAGCGCAAAATGAGCGCGGCAAGACCGGGGTGGACTTGCTTATAGCAATTAAGCGGACTGGTGGGTTTATTGTGCAGTACCGCACATTGAATACATTGGTTACTTTATTATCATTTTTTGAATAAAATGGTAAAATAAATTATTAATTTTTAAATAATAATTTATATTTAGGTTACCCATTTTTTTTTTAAATTTGCTTTTTTCTTAGATCAGCATTTTTTATCTTTTGCAAGAAAAAATAAAAATTGAATCTTTCTATAAGTTTAATTTTAATTGGGTTAATAAATGACTAATTGTATATCTTGTGGAAAAGAGCTTACTGAATCTAGAGCTAAACGTCAATACAAGAGATGTATTCCTTGTCAAGACGGTTTTAAACTCGAGCAGGCTAAAATAAAGGATCCTACAACCATCATGTGTAGAGGATGTAAAAAAATGTGGTCATCTAATGATCTGAGTCCTTGTACTTGTGCTAACCGAGCAAACACTAATAGAGATGAGTTAAAGAAACATGACATTTTGTGTAGAGGCATTATTGCTCAATCAAAAAGTACCAAAGGAGAACCTTGTAAATTTAAAGCCAGACGCGAAGATTTTAACGGATACTGTGATAAACATCAAGCGCAAGCCTTTAAGAATAGTGTTCCAGCGGACGAACCTTTATGTTCTTATCGGAATACTTGTCGAAATGTACCTGCACCTGGTAGAAAATGGTGTGAAGAACATTTACAAAAAGATAGAGAAAAAACAGCTAAAGCTAAAGGCAAATTAATGCCCAGCTCTATTGTTCTAGCTAATGAAGAGAATGATTTAAAACAGGATGAGTGCATTGAAAAGACTGTTAGCATAATTGAAAGTTCAAACACTGTTCAAATAACTCAAAAACACTTAATAGTGCCCAAAATATTTAAAAGACTATCAATAATAAATTTAGCATCTTCAAAACAAGATTATAGTAAATTTATAAATAATGAATCTAATACTCAGTCTCTCGAAAAAATACCTTTAAATGACACTAAAACTTATATTCCAGTAAAAGTACTACCCAAAACCTTTTCTGAAATTAAAATTATAGAACCAACTAAATCATTTAATACCACCTTTAAAATCTTACCACCCAAAATAATTCCAATGTTGAACACTCAACTAAATCCAGTAAAAAAACTACAATCAGCTTCAATCAATCAAATTCTAGATTATTTGAACGAAAATATTCGCATATTACATAGTTTTTTAGAGTATAAAGCACAAAAAGACCATAAAGAATTTAATATTTCAATTGGACAAATATCAGTAATACACAAATTACCTTGCAGTTATTGTGGCGATTTTCATAACACAAGAATATACCTTAAAAACGAAAATGAACACTACAACGTTTCTAATCTTCACCAAATATGTGATACATGTTATTACATGAAAGAGGGATTTAATGAAGCTGATTTTCTAATTGCATGCCAAGCTATCTGTTTCTCTGATATCATAGTTAAAGAAATATTTTTAAATCAACCACCAAAACTTGATGATTATATTCAATTTGCTAAGGACAATAATCAATTATTCACAATAGACGATTTTCATTTTAAGTGTAAAGAGCGCGATGACTGTCAATTATGTAAAAGATCTTCCGATAAACCGAATTTAGTAGTACAGTTAGACATTGACAAATATTATGGAGTTTGTTTTCGTTGTCTAAAGCTTATGAAAAATTTAGACCTAAATTTAGTATTAAAAAAATGCTCAATAATTGTTACCCGCATGAAAAGAGAATCACTATTCTTAGCCAATATAGAACTTAAAGAAATAGTTTTACAACGAAATACCATAATCGAAAACTTGTGTAAGAGTCTTAATCACCAAGATTATCTAGATTCACCAAAATTTTTATACTCAAGTTCTATGTATTATATATCAAAGATGTGGACAGGACTTAAAGAAAACATCAATCATATTAAATTGGAGTTAGAAATATGCAATAGGAATCCTATTTTAATTGACTTATGGAAATGGTATAGAATTAACTTATGTAAGCTAGTAAGTATATACGATCCAAAGGTATCAAGGGATTCACACTATATTCTTGTCAAAGATCGAGTGACTAAAGACTATGTTGGTTTGATAGGTTTAGATTGGTATACAAATGTTGATGGTAATAGTTTTAAAGTAAATTGCATTTCAGCTATTGGAGAATATAAGAAATATGATAGAGATAATTCTTTTCTGCAAATATTAAAGAGTCGGGAACTAATTACCTATATAAATAAGTTTTGTAATGATAAAATTATGATCGAAAGGAAAAATCATCGAGCTTATGATCATCTTGTTTCGATACCCAAAAACTTCTTAGTGAGAAGTTTTGAAAATTTGACCCAATTATTTCCTGGTTCAGTAAAGCTTGAAATAGCACCAATACCAAATTTAACTGAGCTAACATCTAGGCTTAAACAATATTTAAGTTCTATAGATTTAGGTAATGAAAATTATGTAGTGGCCTTAGAACAAATAGGATTACCGTATGATTTATTGGGATATGACACAATAGATGAGTATAGTGTACCTATTTTTAATGATATTGATATGTTGATGTCTTGTCCCATTATAGAACAAATAAATAAACTCCCAAGTATTTGTCAATACAACACTATTGTTATAGATAGACCAAAAGTACACACTTTTGAAATGTTAATACAATATTCATTCATAGATGATAATTTAATGGATAATACTACAGTTCAAGAGATATTGTATCAACCTGATAAAAATGAAAGATGGGTAGATATTCCAGATTATTTGATTAATCATAATGTGGGATATACTATCAGTGATAAAGGAGATATTTTATTCAATTATGAATCTGTATCCTATAAGTATTCATCCTATAATAAACATGGAAAGTATAAAACAGTTAAAATTGAAGATCAACAATATTATGTTCATAGATTAGTATATTTTTCTTTTAATCAAGAGACACCTTTACATCGAAGAGTTCTTTTCAAAAACTATTTTTGTGATTCTAATGGTTTTTTGGATTGCAATATCATAAATCTAATATGTCCAAAAAGTGATTCATGGGAAATCCCACAAACCGTTTTTTCAGATAAACCCTTAGAATATATTCATCCAATTTATGGCTTGTATTTCATTAATAAGTGGTATCCTGTCAGGGCACATTACACACCAAAGGATTGTGACTCTTGCACTCTAGATTATTCTGACACTCATGAAATTATGATAGTAAATGCAGAATTACCATATATAGTGAGAAGAAAAAATAAAGATAATTACATTAAAATATTTGGTAATCAAGATCCTTATATCAGTTTGACTAATAATGGTATCACAATAAAGTTTCAACTAACCCATGTAGTCCTCTCATCTATATTTCCATTAATACTTCCTCAAGCAGAAGTAGATCATCTAGATAGAAATCCATTCAATAATTATATAGACAATTTTGAGTGGGTAAGTAGAACAGAAAATGCAGTGAGAAATCGCTTAAATCAAATAGGTGAACCGAGAAATGGTATTGCAATTGAAATATTTAACAATTTTGGAATCAGAGAAAGATTTATATCTATCCAAGAAGCAGCACGTGCTATTCATTTTGTGACCAAAAATTTATATAATGCAGATGCAGAACAAATAGCCACACATCTAGCAGATTGTATATCAAATGTTCCAAAAAGATTGAGTGTCAGAGGATTTTCTGCACGTAGACTATATGATTTTGAGGACCTACCAGATGAGATATGGTTAAGATATCCTAATGATCCTAGATATTTAGTTTCTAATAAGGGTAGAGTAAAAGGCAAAGGAGGAAACTTACTAAGACAAAGATATGGAAGGAATGGTCCTTATTCGGATGTTTGTATAAAAGGTACACGTTATGTACATATGCTAGTGTGGATTACATATAACGGACCGATTCCTGAAGACATGTATGTATTACATAATGATAATGCACCTAAATACCATGGTATATATCGAAATTGGTTAGAAGATCTATCTCTGGGAACCCAAAGCAAGAATAATCTTCAATATCATAAACACATCAGATTATAGATTTTACTAATGAAACTCTGTATTAAAATAATGTGCTTCTTTAATTCCTATCCACTCATCTGTATCATCATCATAATCAAAATCGTAAAAGATTTCACAATCTCCTTTGTAATACTGTATTGCATCTGTGGATAAATCACTACAAGTTAATAATTTTAAATTTGGCATTTGACTATAGATTGTTGTAACAGGCATAAACCCTTTTAAATAGATTACTGTAGCATGATTCAGAAAATTTGATAATTGTTTAGGGATAGAGCAATTCATCACATCATTATCTGTAGTATTAAAGAAATAATGTAATTCACGATTGTCACTAAACATATAGTGAATATATTTTTCATCAATTATAGTGTGTCTACTCTTAATGGTAAGATAAGACCATTTTAATATTTGTTTTTCTAATCTATTCAGCAATGTATCAATAGAATTATATTTTTCATGTTTAACATATTGACTATCTGGCATACCATCAATATAAACGAAGTATTTAACATGTGGTGAAAATTTATAATGACGTATTAATGGTGAACCATCAATTAATGGACCAAAATAAATTAGTATTTCTTCTCTGCCTAGCTTACTGCATTGTGCTATTTGTATATTCATATATAAATACAGATATTCCTTTTTCTTAGCATCTTCATTTTTTTAAGACTGGAATATTAAAAATTGAATATTTTTATTTTTTCTACTTTGTAATACACCACAAAAGCTAAAAAGATGTCGCTTGAAACTGATATTAATCATTTAATATCCGTTGCAGAAAGTCTTATTTTACCAATGAATACAGTGCTAATGCAATGAGACTAAGATTGAAAGGAGAAGCGGTCCGATACAATATGACATTTAAAGTTGGAGGTCAGGAGTTGTGGATATGCTGGTGGTGCCCCAATAAGCACTGTCTGCTCGCCGAACGTACTGGTGTACCTATGCCGCCATCATGTTATCACTGGACACACCATCCTGAAGAACAAAATTATTGGAAGAAAATACAGTATCACTACATTGTTGCCAAGTCATCAAGTTTTGTGAAAGTTTTCTCACTGTTGAGCCGACTGACAAT